GGGCCAACCTGAGCGAGTACGCGGGCCGCCCGTTGCTCATCTCCGACGCGCCAGTGCAGACCTACGTTGCTGGCCTCAACAGCGGCACCCCCAACGGTTCGATCGCGTCCGCAGCGTTGTTCGGCCAAGTTGCTATTCGCAAGACGATCGTCACCGAGGCGCAGAAGCTCGTCGGCGTTCCGTACAGCGCCTTGGATTACCTCGCCCTGGCACTACTGCACCTTCACCTGCCGTCCTCGTGGGTGCGGAACCGCGTCGAGTGGTCCGGTCACATGATCTGCAGCCAGCTCGTCGATGCCATCTACGAGCGGGCGGGACTGCACCTGTTCACGGATGGCCGACTGCCCGGGGACGTGGCGCCCGCAGACCTTGCGGCGTACGCCGAGGACTACCGGTGACCCGCGCCCCCCTCACCGCGAACGCCCTGGAGATCCAGGCCCGCCTGCGTGCCGGCCAGCCACTCGCCCACATCCGCGCCATCGCCGCCTACCGGGGCTGGTCCGCCGACGACTTCACCGCCGCACGGGACTGGGCCGCACCCGACGTGGAACTCAAGAAGCTGTTCCCCAACGGCCGCCGACCACTGCCCCGGGAGCACGGCACACGGCGCGGGTTCTGGCAGCACAAGAGCAACGCCGAGCAGCCGTGCGAGGAGTGCAAGGAAGCGCGCAACGCCTACGACCGGGAATGGAAACGAGCACAGAAGGCGAAGGCGTCGTGACCACCGACCCGGACTTCCTCACCGTCGCCGAGATCGTCGCGATGGGCTGGTCCAAGGCCGACGTGTACCGCTGGCTGGACCAGACCGACCCCGCCAAGCCGCACCTTCCGTCGTACCGGATCGGCCGCGCACGTCGCATCGCCCGCGCTGACTGGCACGCATTCCTGCGGGCGCACACGTACCGGGGGAAGGGGTGACACCGGAAACCGTGTCGTCACCGATTGTGCTGACGCGATTACGGGAGGACAATGCAAAGCGGCCCCGAGGTGCGCGAACACCCCAGGGCCAGCCGCACAACCAACCGCCTACCGGAAGGTCGTACGACACCATGAGTGTCTACTCATTGGGCTCCGAGGACAACTGCCCGGACCCCTACTTCACCCCCTACGCTCCGCGTGTCATCGCTACGAGTTACCGCGGATACCGTTTCCGTAGCCGCCTCGAGGCTCGCTGGGCCGTCTTCTTCGATCAGATGGACATCGGCTGGATGTACGAGCCCGAGGGTTTCGTCATCGGGAACCGCCCCTACCTCCCCGACTTCCTGCTCGAGTGCGGCAGTTGGGTAGAGGTCAAGGGCTTCGAGGCTGGACTCAATAAGCCGCTGATGAAGCGCGCCGCCCTGGCGCTGCCGACAATGCCGGCATCTGGAGAGCGCGGCCCCAAGCTACTCATCCTGGGCGCACTGCCCGACCCGTACGCGCCCGCCGTGGAGATGCACGGCGACTGGGGCCACCTCGGCGTCACCCCTGACGGCCGCGGGGGCGAACTGCTCTTCGGTAGCTACGGCTTCGGGCGCTTCTCCAAGAACCGGAGCCCGTGGTGGTTCAGCGAGCGCGCATCCGAGGGTCGCTGGCTGCAGGCGGAGTTCGACGAGTGGGAGCGCGACACCTCTGCCCAGTACGCGGCGGCCAACGGCGCGCGGTTCGAGCACGGCGAGAGCGGTGCCCGCTGATGGCGCGCGACCACGCCGAGATCACCTTGACCATGTGGGGTGACGACGACTGGCGCAAACTCACCCCGGCCGCGCAGCACCTATACCTCCTCCTGCTGACATCGCCGTCGCTGTCTTTCTGTGGCGTCGCCGACTGGCGACCGGCACGCATCGCCAAGCTGGCTGGAGGTTGGACGGAGAGCGCCGTACGCAAGGCTGCGACGGAGCTGTCTGACCGGCTCTACCTCGTGATCGACGAGGAGAGCGAGGAGGCGCTGGTCCGGTCCTTCATCCGCCACGACGGTCTGATGAAGAAGCCGAACGTCGCTATCGCAATGGCGACCGCCCACGCTGGCGTCGCCTCTCCGTTGCTCCGGGGCGTCGTCGTCCACGAGCTCCGACGTCTCCACGAAGAGCAGCCGGAACTCAAGGGATGGGGGCCGGAGAAGGTTCGGGCAATCCTCTCCCGCGAGAGCGTGAACCCTTCGGGAAACCCTTCCCCGAACCCTTCGGGAAACCCTTCGCTTAAGGATGAGCCGAATCCTTCGGTAAACCCTTGCCCCACTCCTTCTCCTACTCCTGCTCCTACTCCTGCTCCCTCCTCTAACGAGGAGATAACTACAACAGCGCCGCGCAAGCGCGGACGCCGAATCCCGGATGACTTCGCCGTCACCGAGGAGATGCGCCAGTGGGCTGCGGACAACGGCTTCGCCCACCTGGACCTCAACAAGATCACCGTTGAGTTCGTCGACTACTGGGCTGCCGAGTCTGGGCAGAAGGCGGTGAAGCTCGACTGGGTCAAGACGTGGCACAACCGCGTCCGGGCCGTCGGAGAGCGGACCCCCAGCAACGTCCGACAGCTCCCCAGCGCCTCGCGCCCCGCCTACGCCACGCACCACCGTGGCGACGGCCAGATCCCCCACTGGGAGCTGTGATGCGCCGACCGCTCCCCGCCGAAGTCGCCTCCCGCCTCGAGGGCATCCGCCCCTCAGGCGAGGGCTACGGCGCCCGCTGCCCCGCCCACGAGGACCGCAACGCCAGCCTCTCCGTCAAGGTCGACGACACCGGCAAGCTCCTCATCCACTGCCACGCCGGCTGCGACCAGCGTGCCGTCCTCGACGCCATCCAGGCCACCCCGCAGATGCTCTTCGGCGACAAGGTGGACGAGCCCCGCTTCCGCGGCGAATGGACACCCCGCGGTGAGGCCGTCGCGGTCTACAACTACGTGGACGAACACGGCGTCCTGCTCTTCGACGTCTGCCGCACCGCCGACAAGCAGTTCCCTCAGCGGCGCCCCGACCCCACCGCGAAGAGCGGCTGGTCCTGGAAGCTCGGCGACACCCGCCGCGTCCTCTACCGACTCCCCCAGGTCATCGCCGCCGTCCTCGACGGCCAGACCATCTGGATCGCCGAGGGCGAGAAGGACGTCCACGCGCTCGAGGTGGCCGGCGTTGTTGCCACCTGCTCCCCCGGTGGCGCGGGCAAGTGGCGCGACGAGTACGCCGACTTCCTCAAGGAAGCCGACGTCGTCGTGGTCGCCGACAAGGACAAGCCCGGCCAGGCCCACGCCCGCGCCGTAGCTGCGTCCATCTCCAGTCGCGGTGGCCGCGTGCGGGTCTGTGAAGCACAGACTGGGAAGGACGCCGCTGACCACCTCGGAGCCGGGCTCGGACTCGACGCCTTCCTCACCACGCACGAACCCGACCAGCCCGTTGCCGTCGAGCTCGCGCCCGACCTCTGGGACTTCCTCGAGGGCGAAGAGCCTGGCTACCGCTGGCTGATGCCTGGCCTGCTCGAGCGCGGTGACCGCGTGATGATCACCGGCTACGAGGGCTGGGGAAAGTCGGTGTTCACCCGACAGTTCGCCCTCGGTCTCGCCGCAGGCATCCACCCCTTCACGGGTGAGAACACCGAACCGTCGCGGGTGCTCTTCATCGACTGCGAGAACAGCGAGATCCAGCTCCGGCGCGGACTCTCCCGGATCATGCCTGTGCTCATCGAGCACTTCGCCCAGCCGCCGGAGCGCGGACAGATGCACGTCATCACGCGCATGGGCGGCCTGGACCTCACGGGCGACGAGGACGCCGAATGGTTGCTCGAGCGATGCATCGCCCACAAGCCGGACGCGCTCTTCCTCGGCCCCCTGTACTACCTCTACGCCGAGGGCTCCAATGAGGAAGCCGCCATGCGCCGCGTGCAGAAGGCCATCGACACCGTCCGCGCCCGCATCGGTTGCGCCGTGATCATCGAAGCCCACCCCGGTCACGGCAGCTTCGGCAAGCGACCAGTCCGCGTCGCCGGCTCATCGGTGTGGCTCCGGTGGCTCGAGTCCGGGATCGGCTTCACCGACTACGAGCACACCGACATGACAACGGCCAGCCCACTCCAGGTCGTGAACTGGAAGAAGCACCGCTACGAGCGGTCCTGGCCGGAACACATCATGCACGGCGCCTACGACTCGGCCCGCAAGGAATGGCGGGATTGGCCGTGGCTCGCCGTGCCCGGATCGGAAGGCAGGGAAATCGCATGACCCGCCCAGTGACCACCACACAGCAACGGAGGCACCACATGACCGACACCGACACGGCGGCGTTCCTGGACCGGCTGGAGGCGCTGCACGCACAGGCCACGCCGGGGACGTGGTCGCAGCACCCCAGCGACGGTGAGTACGTCATCGCGGGGGCCACGGACAACGACGGCGAGTTCGACTACGCGGTGGACGTGTGCGACACCTACGCCTTCCGCAAGGCCAACCCCATCGCCGACGCCGCCGCGATCGTCGCCGAGCACAACGCCCTGCCGCTGCTGGTCGCCGCGGTCCGCGCCGCCTACGCGCTCGCCGAAGCCGACGAAGCTCGCGCGAAGGTCTGCCGCGACGCAAGCAAGAGGGCCACGGCCAGCCTCGGTGAGCAGGACTACTACGAGCGGATGGCCGAGGTCGGCGAGCAGTCCGCCGCCCGCCTCCGTGCCGCGCTGGACGAGGCGCTGGGAGGCGCGAAGTGAGCATCACCGATGAGCAGTGGGCCGACGCCGCCGAACGCTGCACCTGCCACCCCGGCCTGCCCTGCGATGGCTGCGACGTGTGCGACCGCGAACTCGACCCGGAGCTGCCATGCCCCGCCGAGGACACCGGCGATGAGGACGAGGCCGAGGCGCTGGAGGCCGGACGGTGAGCGGGCACGTTGAGAGTTGCGACCCCGAGTTCGGCTGCGACGAGACTTGCACCGCGCCGCTACCGCCGGAGGTCCGTGAGCTTGCTGCCGCCGAACTGCGCAAAGTCGCCGACACCATCCCGCACCGCAACCTCGCCTGGATGGGCGACGTGGAGGACGACCTGCGCGCCCGAGCCGATGCCCTTGAGGCTGGACGATGAGCTACCGCCTGCGACTCCTGACCGCGCGCATCCTGCACGCTCTGATCGGCCGCCACTCGCTCTACGAGGCGCGCATCGGCCACCTGTCCGCCGTCGCCTGCCGGTTCTGCGACGTCGACCGCTACCGCCGCACGGATGGCACCCGATGACCGCATCCGACGCCGACCGGGCGAAGGCGGCGGAGGTGCTGTCGTACCTCGCGCTGGACAGCGGTCAGGGCGCGCTGCGCACCGTCCGCCTCGAAGCCATCGCCGCTGCTCTCGCCGAGGCCCGCGCCACCGAGCGTGCCGCCGCCGACCAACTCCGCGCCGACGTGGAGAAGCTGGCGGCGGAGTTCGACAGCGCTCCGGTCGGCTCGATCTACCCGGCGCGAGGCGTGGCGGCCGAACTCCGCGCGCTATTGGACGGCTCGCGGTGAGCGCGGGACTGCGAGCCCTCGTCTGCCCGTACTGCGGAGCGAGCCTGACGGTCAACCAGGAGACCGCTGGGAGCCCCTACCTGACCTATGAGCGCGTCGAGTCGGTCGAGTGCTACGCCAGCGATTGCGGCGCCGCGTGGGAGCCGAACGGTGAGCCGCGCGACCTGCCGCGCTGGCTGGCATGGCCCGGTCTGTTCGAGGCACCCCAGCGCGCGAAGGAGCGTGCCCGGTGACCCGCCTGCGCGCCTGGTGGGCCATCGCCCGCGACGCCCTGCACACCGCGCTGGGACTGGCCACGTGGAGGCGAGGACGGTGAATGAGAACTGCTCGGAGCCGCTATGCACCACGACGCTCCCGCACCACACGCACAGTGACGCCGACAGCCGCTCGTGGTGCTGCGGGCCGTACCCGTACACCGCGACGGCTCCGCGTCCGGTGACCGCCCCGGACGCCCGCGACGAGCTGCGGGAACTGCTGCGTGAGCACACCGTCGGCGCGTTCGCGGGGTGCGACACGGCCTGTGCCTGTGACCACCGCTGGCGGACGAACATCGCCTACCGCGAGCATCTGGCCGAGGTCGTCACCGCCTACGCCGAGCGGTTGGCCCGCGTCAGGGCGGCGGAGGAACTGCGGGCAGCGGCGGAGGCAGTGAGGCGCTGGGGGACCGAGACCGACCACGCCAACGCCAAGCAGCTCCGCGCCCGCGCCGCCGCCCTGGCCGCCGACGACCAGCCGGACGGTGCGCGGTGAGCAGCGATGACCATCTCAGTTGGCGCGACGCCATCCGCTTCTGGTGGCACTCGCTACGGCACGCCAGGCACGCGGACGAGGTCTTCTACGACCACCGCCGCGAGACCGTCCGGTGCGGTGCTTGCGGCAGAGAGTGGGGCAAGCGGTGAGTGGCCGCCACGCCCCGCCACCGTCGCGTCGCCTGCCCGGTGTGCTCCTCGGCAGCGCGGTCCTGCTGTGTGCGGCCGGCGTCGGTGAGCTCGCGTTGCCCCGCACGGTGCACGCGACGGCAGTGGTGGGGATGCCGGTGCCGATCGCGACCGGTTCCGACCCCCTCAGCGCCGCTCTACCGGTGCTGACCACCCAGGGATACCAACCGACCACTCAGAGTGGCTTAGAAGCGACGACAGGGCAGGGAAAGACCACATGGACGAGATCGGCACGGTCTGGTTCGACCGGAGCTATGACGAGCCGGCCGGTTCTGGCATCCGTACCCGTATCGCCAAGGTCGACCACCGCATCCGTGTCGCCCCCGAGTTCCTCGACGGCACCGCCCGCTACCCCTTCCTCGACCCCTACCTCACCCTCGACGGCGACGTCCTCACCATCCGCGACGACTACGGCCATCGCTTCATCTACCGCATCGACTGGGACGACTACGCCGACGGGGGCTACCTCGCCGAGTGGCCAGATTGATCTGCCGCTGCCGACCCTGCCCGCACCGCTGACCGCTGAGGAGACCGCACCGTGAGGTATGTCCCCCTGACCCCTGGCGACAGTCGCCCGCTATGCCCCAACGGTGGAGGGTGGCCGACACACCCCGCCCACGAGCTTCGCGTCCGCCTGATCGACGCCATGTACGAGGCGACGGAGCGGGATGAGGACGGCGAGTTCACCGACCCCGCCGTAGAGCGCGCCTACACAGCGATCGCATACGGCGAGAGCGTCGATGACCGGATGCACCTGTACGTCAGCGAGGTCTCGGCTCAGTACGGCGGAGCGCCCGTGCACGTCGAGGCGTGGTTCTTTCGGTGCCCCGTGTGCGGGCTGGTCCTGCCTGCCAACAGGGTCCGGTCGTGATCGCCACCGCCTCGCTGCTCCTCGCCGCGCTCATCCTCACGGCCTGGCTCTACTGGATCACCACCCGCATCCAGCAGATGCTCAACCGCGCCGACCGGCAGCAGGACGTCATCGACCGGCAGCTCAAGCTCTTCCCCGGCAAAAGCGCACCCCGCGACCGTGGGGACGCGGTGGACGTGCCCAAGCAGCCGGCCAAGCACCGCATGACGAAGGAGACGTACGGACGATGACGACCGCCATGCAGTGCCCGAGCTGCGGGGGACGACAGGACGCCGGCCTGTT